GGCGCCTACTTCGCCTGCGACGGCACGGTCAGCCCTGGAGGACGCAACCTGCGCGGCAGGTGCGTCGAGTTCTACAGCGTGTCCGAACGCCTTCTCCGCGATGTCCAGCACCTCCTGCTGCGCCTCGGGATCAAGTCCCGGCTGCGCCAGAAGAACAGCGTTGTCAAGGGTGCGGCATACGTTTCCTGGCGACTCTCGCTGGGCATCGAGACCGACGTGGCACGGTTCGTTGCCCAGGTGCCGGTGCATCACACCAAGGGGGCCGCGCTGCGCGGGCTGGGCGTTCGAGAGCGCCACTTCCCCGCGCCGTTGCTCGCGGACGAAGTGGTCGCGGTCGAAGATGCGGGCAAGCAGGACTGCCGATGCCTGACCGTCGAGGAAGACCACACATTCACCGCCGACGACCTCGTGGTCCACAACAGCACATGGCTCTTCCTGATCCTCCCGCTCTGGGCAGCCTGCATGGGCCACCGCAAGTTCATCGGCGCGTTCGCTGACGCCGGTACGCAGGCCGAGATGCACCTCGGCTCGTTCAAGCGTGAGCTCGACAACAACCTGCTGCTGCGCACCGACTACCCGGAGATGTGCAAGCCCGGCCGCAGACCGTCAGGCGTGACCGAGTCGGACACCCAGTCGATGTTCATCGCCGCCTCGGGGTTCGTGTTCGCGGCCAAGGGCGTCGACGCCAAGGCGCTCGGCATGAAGGTCGGCAAACGCCGCCCCGACCTGTTGATCCTCGACGACATCGAACCTGACGAGTCGAACTACAGCCCGTACCAGAAGGAGAAGCGGCTCGCCACGTTGCAGAATGCGATCCTGCCGCTGAACATCCGGGCCCGCGTCGTCATCGCAGGCACGGTCACGATGCCCGGTTCGATCATCCACGACCTCGTGAAGACCGTGTCGATGCCGGGCGAGGAGCAGGCCGAGTGGGTGGCGGACGAGCGGATCCGGGTGCACTACTACCGGGCGATCATCACCGACGAGGAGACCGGCGACCGGCGGTCGTTGTGGCCGGAGAAGTGGCCGATCGGGTTCCTGCTGGGCATCGAGCACACCCGCTCGTACAAGCTCAACTACGACAACAACCCGATGGCCCGCGATGGCGACTACTGGAACGAGCACGACATCGTCGTCGCCGACCTGCCCGCGCTGTCCGCGATGCTGCTGTCGATCGACCCGGCGACGACGTCGAAGAAGACCTCGGACTTCACCGCGCTCGCCGTCATCGGCTACTCGGCCTACCACAAGCGGTGTGTCGTGCTGGCCGCCTGGGCGATCCGCGTGCCGCCCGGCGCGCCGCTGCGCCGCTTCATCCTCGACGTGGTCCTCGACCAGTTCCCGCAGATCCGGGGGATCCTCGTCGAAGTCAACCAGGGCGGCGAGGTGTGGGAGACGAGCGTGCTCCACAACATGCCCGTGCCAGTGAAGACCGTGCACCAGGACGAGCCGAAGGAGGTGCGCGCGGCCAGGCTGCTCGGCAGGTACCAGACGCGGCCGCGCCGGAACCCGGCGAAGCCGCGCGGCGCGATCGACGACCTGCCGTTCGTGGTGCACGCGAAACGGATCCCTGTGGCCGAGGAGCAGCTGGTCGGGTTCCCGAAAGCACCACATGACGACGTGGTCGACGCGATTGGCGCCGGCGTGGATCGGTTCCTCACGCGTCGGCGCCAGGCTGAAGTCGAGATCTACCGGCCAGGTGCCGACGATGAGGACCTGGCGTCATGACGGCCGCACACGCGCGATTCTTCGGTAAACCATGACGTTGGCCGGAGATACTTCGGTGAACGGTTACTCTTGGTGCAGCCCATCCAGGGAGGTCGCCGCGTGAGCATGCCGATGCTGTCCGAGACCGTCGACGCGGTCGTCGCCCACATCGTGGAGGAGCGCGCCACCAACCCTGACCTCGCGTACGGCCTCGACGAGCTCCGCGAGAGCGCGGCGGCGTACCGGAAGGCCGAGGACTATTTCGAAGACGATGTGCCGGAGGTTTTCGCGTCGATCCGGTTGCGGCGGGCGATTGAGCGCACCGGCATGGACTACAAGGTCAACTTCGCGCGTATCCCCGTCACCGCCGTCGTCAACCGCCTCAAAATCACGTCCACGCAGTGCCCCGGCAACGACGAAGCCACCGCGTGGATCGAACGCGAATGGGAACGCAACCAGCTCGATCTCGGCGCCCCGAACATCCACCTGCGCGCTGGCGAGTACGGCGATGCCTACGTCATCGTCTGGCCCACCTCAGCCAGCCAAGCCTCGGAGGACGAGCAGGGCGACGACGCCCCCATCGACGCGCCTACGGAGACTCGCGACTCACGCCCGACCGCAAGTCACGAGACGGTCGAGATCACCTACAACAGCCCGCTGTGCGTGCGGATCATCTACGACCCGGAGAACGAGAGGCGTAAGGCCTTCGCGATCAAGATGTGGCGCCTGCCCGGCGACATCGTCCGAGTCGACCTGTACTACCGGGACGGCCTGGAGAAGTACATCACCGAGGCTGGCTGCCAGAACCCGACCGCTGCCGACTTCATCGTGTTCCGTGACGAGCCCGACGACGAGTGGCCGTACGACAACCCGTACGACGAGATCCCCGTCTTCCACTTCCGCACCGACGTCGGCCCGTACGGGACCCCGGACCACAAGAACTTCTACGGCACGCAGCAGATCCTGCGGAAGTTGATCGTCACCCACATGGGCACGGTCGACTACCAGGGCTTCCAGCAGCGGTACGCATTGACCGCCGACGGCACCGACACCAGCGAACACGCCGCCGCCGACGAAGACGAGTTCAGCTTCGCCGACGACGACACCGGCGCCACCCGCACCCGCGGCGGCAGCGCCCCATCCCAGTACAACGCCGACCCCGGCGATCTGTGGTTCATGCGTGGCGTCAAGCAGGTCGGCCAGTTCGACGAAGCCGACCCCGACACGTTCATCAAGCCGGCGACGTTCTACCTCCGGATGGGCGCGCAGGCCTGCGAAACCCCGGTCCGACTGTTCGACTCGCTGACCGGACAGCAGCCGTCCGGCGCCTCGTACATCCAGCACGACGGCCCGTTCGACGACAAGTGCAACCTCCGCCTGCTCTCGTTCAAGGCGACCTGGCGGGAGCTGTGGCAGTTCGCCCTCAAGGTCGTCGGCTTTGGCGATGTGCCGGTGGTCGTGAACTGGGCGCCCGTGCAGCGCGTGTCCGGCCTAGAGGCGTGGAAGACCATCACCCTGCAGATCGACGCCGGCGTGCCGGTGCGGCAGGCGTTCGCGGAGGCGGGCTACACCAACGAGCAGATCGTGGCGTGGCTCGGCGAAGAGGACAACGACGTGCCCGCCCGGCTCGCACTGCTGCAGCAGATCGGCATGGTGCTGCAGGCGTTCGCCGGGGTGACCGCGTTCGATCTGATCCCCGCCGACCAGGTGCGTTCGCTGATCGCCGCGGTGCTGGAGGTCGTGCCCGAACTGTCAGGCAGTACGGCGGGTAAGACGTGACCGGCCCGCTGCCGGGTGAGTCCCCGGAGCTGGTGCAGCTCGCCGAACACGCAGCGGCCCTGTACGCGCTGGAGCAGGCGGCGCAGGCAGCGTCAGCCGGGCCGCTGCGGGCTGCGGTCACGGCGTTGATGCGACTCCTGACCCGCCAGTGGGTCACGGCGTTCGGGTCCACCTCGACGCGCGCGAACCCGGTCGGTCTGGTGCGGTTCGTCGGCGAGGTCCGCGGCGAGCTGCGGGCCATCCGGCCGGACGTCGCAGCACCGCTGGCCCGGTACGCGGTGCAATCGCGACGGCTCGGCGCCCGGCAGGCCGTCGACGAGATCCTCCTCGACGACGACCTCGCGGCCCTGGAGTCCGACGCCCTCTCTGTCGACGTGCAGCAGGTGCTGGACGGCCTGGACGACGGCCTCGCCGAGCGCCTGTCTGGGGCGGACCGGGCGCTCGGTGACCTGCCGGACGACGCCGCGTTCGGTGACGCGGTGGCTGCGGCATCACCCGCCACCCAAGCAGCCGGCAGCGCAGAGGCCGCTGCGGTGTGGGTGACGAACCGGGCCGCGAACGACGGTGTCGCCGCAGTGGCGGATGAGCTGGGTGTGGAACGCCTTTGGGTCGCAGAAAGGGACGCTTGCGCTGTTTGTTTGGCGCTCTCGGGAGAAGTGAGCGTCAACGGACGCTGGGATCCGGATGCTACGTTCGGGCCGAAGCCTCTGGCTGTGTGGCCCGGCCCTGATCTTACCAACCCTCCGAGGCATCCCCGGTGTCGTTGCAGGTCCCAGCCGTGGTTGGGCTCCGAGACCCCGGCTGGCGTGCCAGATCTGCGCGAGGCGTTGAAGCGCGAGGCGAAGCGTTCGATCTTGACGGGCTGGCGGCTGCCGTCCGAGTCCGAACGGGTCCGTCTCGGGGCTGCTGAACGTCTGCTGCTGTCCGGCACCACGTTGCCGTCCACCGTCCAAGCCCGCGCCCGCGCCGCAGTGAAACGCGGCTCCTTCGAGACGTTCCCGCGCATCAAGACCAGGGCCACCACGAGATGAGGACCACCATGCACGACAACACGATCTGTCTGCCAGAGCACCCGGTATGGGGCACAGCGCTCGCGGTACTGGACGGCGAGCCGGTGTGGCCGCAACTCGGCGCCGCCGACGACGACGACAACGAACCCGAGATCGACCTCGACGCGCCCGAGGGCGGAAAGACTGGCGGGGGCCAGCGCGACTTCCTCGACGACGAGCCCGACGACGATGACGTCGAGCCGGACGAGGACCCGAAGGACGCGAAGCCGGACGCCAAGCCGAAGCCCGAAAAGGACACGACCAAGCCCGCTCCCACAGCCGAGGACTGGGCGAAGCTCGAAGCCGCGATGCTGAACGAGCGCACGCTCCGGAAGAAGCGTGAAGGCCAGATCGCGGAGATGCGCAAGGAGCGCAAGGCCGCCGAGGTCACCGGCGACACCGAGGAAGCCGACAAGATCCGCAAGGCCGAGGACGCGGCGGCGGCACGCTACAAGCCGGTCGCCGTCCGGGCGGCGGCGAAGGCCGCGCTCCTCGAGGCCAACTTCCAGAACCCGACCGAGGAACGGGTCAAGAAGCTGATTCGCCGGCTCGACCTGGAGGAGATCGATGTCGACGACGACGGCGACATCACCGGCCTCCAGGACCAGATCGACCAGCTCGTCGACGACTTCCCCGAGCTCTTCACCGCTCCTGCTACTCCGGCACCCGCGGAGTCTCCGGCTCTGAAGAAGACGCCGCGCGTGTCGATGTCGAACAAGCCGCCGGTGGAGCAGAAGCCGAAGTCCACCGCCGAGCGGATCGCCGCGAAGATCGCCTCTGCGCAGAGCTGACCGATGGCACTGCGGTTCGAGGTGCGGCGGGGCGTCACCCGCACCGTGCTGCTGGCCGGCCGGTGGGCGGTGAAGGTCCCGTCGTTGTGTGCGCACGGCGACGGGCTTCGCGGTGTGCTGTGGAGCCTCGCGCGCGGGCTGTCCGCGAACCTCTCCGAGGCGCAGTGGTCCAGCCAGGAAGGCTTCTGCCCGGTGCTGTGGTCGGCCGCTGGCCTCGTAAAGGTGTACCCGCGGTGCGAGCCCGCCTCGGAGGACCTGACCGAGGACGTGTACGAGGCGATCGGCTTCTCGGGTCCGATGGACAAGAAGCCCGCGAACTTGGGCTGGCTCAACGGGAAGCTCGTCTGGGTCGACTACGACATGAACTGGAACGACCGCCTGCCCTGTCAGCACGTCGGCGGTGAGCGTGCGTGACCGCATCCGGATCGCGAAGACCGCGCCGCAGGAGTGGACGGTCACCCGCCCGCGCGTCGGGTTCAGCGGGCCGGAGGTCACGACCTGGACCCGCTGGGCCGACGCGATGGGGCACATCACCCTGCTGCTCGGGCGGCTGCGCTGGGGCAGCACCGATACCGGCGTCGACCGAGCCCACTCGGTGACTGACTGCCTGAACCCGATCTCGCCGTGGACCCCGTTGTGGTTCCCCGGCAACAACATCCGCACCTGAAGATCGTGAGGACCACCACGATGTCCCCGAACAAAGCAACCGCAACAGCCAGCGCGACCGCTGGAGGTGTGGGAGTCGGCGGGCTGCTTCTCGTCGCCTTCGTCGTGCTCAAGCTGACCCACCTCATCGAATGGCCATGGGTTTGGGTCCTCGCTCCGGCGTGGATTCCGGTCGCGGCTCTGCTCGTTGTCGGCATCGTGCTCGTCGCCGTCGCGGTGCTCAAGGTCGCGAGGTCACGATGATCGACCAAGACCGGTACGCGGCACTCGTGCCGGACTACCGCGACGGCAAGCCCTCTCTCGCGACGCGTGACGGGTGGATCATCGTCGGCACCGAGAACGAGATCCGGGCGGCGCTCGGTGAGCGGGCAACGCCGGTTCGACTGCCGTCCGATAGTGCCCCGGCCGTGTCGGTGCGTGACTGGTGGACGCAGTCCTGCGAGGACTCGGCCGCCGCTGCCGCGCGCCTCCGGCAGCTCGACGCCGCGGTGAAGGAACTGGAGGCGCACCCGCTCCATGTGATCGAAGAGGCGGAGGTCGGCGACCTCAGCGTCAAGAAGTTCGAACTGGTCGAGCACGCACGCCGAGAACTGGCGCTGCGCGGCGAGACCGATCAGGCGTTCGTCGACTCGATCATCGCCGCAGTGCGGGGATTCTGCTCGTACCCCGGCCACTCGGGCGCATCGGCGGCGATCGCCGCCGAGTACGTGCACGACCTGCTGCGGTGGCGCACGCTGACCTCGCTCACCCGCGACCCGGCCGAGTGGATCGACCGCACCGAGATCAGCGGCAGGCCTTTGTGGCAGAACAACCGGGACCCGCGAGCCATGTCCGAGGACGGCGGACGCACATACTGGATCACCGACGAGGTGTCGCAGACCAGCGATGGTCCCGACGCGCCGAAGTACTTCTCGGCCGAGCCGTTCACGGCGACGCCATGAACCAGATCGCGTTCGACGAGCTGCTCGACCGGATCGACGCCGAGATCGCGGAAGGACCGGTGCCGCTGCACAAGATCGCCGCGTCGATCACTGTCTGCCGTGACGACGTCGGGGTCTCGCGGCCGCGCATCGAGGACATCATGCGGGCCGAGCGGGAAGAGCCGGATCTCGCTGCTGCAGTTGCTGAGCGGCTCGCGCGAAACCACAACACCCAGGCCACCTTCGCTTTGCAGCCGTCCCGTGCCGAACTGTGCGGCATGGGCGTCCAACCTGAGCCTGATCCGTGTCCGCCTGCCACGCCGCAGCGTTCGTGGCTTTCCCGCTTGCTGTTCAGGAGGACCCGTTGAGCACCAAGGACGACACGAAGCCGTACTTCTTCACGGTCAACTACCGCGAGCGGGACGGCAAGGAGCGCGGTCAGGTCGTCAACGTCGGCTTCTTCCTGCACGGGCTGCCCCGGCTAATGCTGCTGTGTCGGCTGTTCGGGCACCGACCGGTCGTCGACGGCACGAAGGGCCACCGGTCAGGTGACCTGGGTAGCCGGTGGGTGTGCTGCGACGGCTGCGGAGTCCGGCCGGACTCGCAGGGCAGCCTCGATCCCGAGGTGTGGCGCATCGGCCAGCGGTACGACGGGCCGTACGCGGACTCGCCACCGGACTACGCGGCGCTGCGGGCGTTGAAGCTGGGCGACAAGATGCCGGAGCAGCCGAAGTACTCGCTGCCCGGCCCGTGGTCGAAGGCGACTGGCGAGCTCGGCGGCCAGTTGCTGATCGGCAAGACGTTCGGCCTCTTCAGTATCGCCTTCGAGATCGGTAGCGCGGGCAGTGAGCACACCCTGTCCGGCCACGTGAAGATCAATGGGCTCGGGGCGCTTTACCTGCACGCCAATGGATTCGGCGAGTGGCTGCAACGCCGCCTCAACGGCACCGGCTACGACGACCGCAAGATCGGCATCAGCGCACACGACGGCTCGGTCTACTGGTCGCTGTGGGAGCGCGAGGGCCACTGGTCACACGACCAGCCGAAGTGGTGGTCCGGCTCGTTCCCGTACGACCTGCGTGACGTGCTACTCGGCCAGCTCTCCTACTCATACGAGAACGTCGGCGAACCGGTGCCAGCGGTGGTGCGGATGCCGTACGGCGACGAGGACATGCACGACGTCGTGCTCCAGCTTCAGCGGCAGACGCTCGCACGGAAGCGCGGCAAGCCGAAGAAGGTCAGCTGGACGGTGAAGTGGACGTCGGAGAAGGGCATCCCGTTCCGCGTCGACTCGTGGAAGGGCAATGAGGCCCTCGGCTCGTCAGTGGCCGTGTCTGACCGTGAGGCCGAAGCCGGTGCGTGGCCGCACATCGCGGTCGTCCGGATCGCCGAGTCGATGATGAAGCAGCGCATCCGGTACGGGCTGACGCCGGGCCAGTTCGAGGACCACATCGAACCCGCCATGGACCTCGGATGAGCGGCCGATCGCCGATCGGGCTGATGCCGGACTTGTGGCCGTGGCTGCAAGAGCAGGTCCTCCAGGACAAGCGGGCGCTGGAGGACTTCGCGCAGAAGGCGCAGACAGACTTCTTCGAGAACCAGCACCGGCCGCTGCAGGAGTGGGTGTGGGA